TTTTAGCGCTGGGCGTCTTCGCGGTCTTCGCGGTCTTCGCGGTCTTCGCGGTCTTCGCGGTCTTCGCGGTCTTCGCGGTCTTCGCGGTCTTCGCGGTCTTCGCGGTCTTCGCGGACCCGGTTTGTCTCATTAAACTCATGACCGTGTTAGCACCGGGTGTATTTATTCCGTTTACATTCCGCTTCGCACTCAGATTATTTTTTACGCTGTTCGCCCATGTGACCTGTTTAGTGGTCCTGGCGCGCTTGACCCGACTTGGTGGACTTGGTGCACTGTTTCTATCTCGTTTTGCACCAGCTCTAGTAGTGAGACCTATACCAGCGACCGCCGCGAGTTTACCCCTGTTTTCTGGGCTTATTATGTTCATATATCTATCCACTTCACCCGGTAAATAATCAGCAAACTCGATGAGTTTCTTTTTCAAATTCGCTTTTGTGATGGGTGTGAGTATCTTATACGAATTTTTGTTTACTAGCTGAGCCAAACTTTTGAAACCTCTTGGTAGCTTTGGTTTGGTTTTTTCTATTCTATTCACTCCTTCCCGAATGTTTTGTGGTAAAGATTTTTTAGACTCTTCTTCAAAACGTTCCTTTGGTATTTTTACTGAACCATTTAACATGCATGCACTACCTTTTATGTTTACACACGACGATCTAGATTGGAATTTAACATTACTCTTACCCGTGTATACAACAAACCCCGTTATACCATCTTCTATCATCGTCTTGACAGCCACATTCATCTTTGCGTTTACGTATAAACCCGTAGCTATACCCATTCTATCACCACTAGCCACTATCGTGTTGTATTTACCCGCGTATATGAACTGCGACAAGTCGCCTATAGTTTTGAACATGGCTGGATATTGTGGGATGTCTACTTCCTTTCTTTTATTGCCGCGTCCCTTGAACGCCGTTTTCACTTCATTTTTCATGGAAAGTATGCTTCTGTAGTTTGAAAACGACTTGGCCGCTTTAGCTGCTCCCACATGTATATTAAATGTGACAGATTTGTTAAAGTTTGAAAATTCACTGGTAAATAACTGTTTAAAATATTTGAATTTTATACCCTTTGTTACTTTATCATGGAGTAAATCATAATAGAACACTCTTATTATATCATCTGTGAGTGGTATGTTTGGTATACCAGGTATGTTTTGTTTTGGAAAAAATGAACTATTTGAATTTGAGTTACCAACAAACTCAACTCCGTCATACTCTCTTATAAATTTGATGAACGCCTCCATGTTTCCTGCGTTCATTTTAACGTTGTAATTGTTACCCGCTATACCTCCATTTGCTTTACTCGAGGCAACGTTTAAAACCATGATTTTAAACATATCAAGCGTTGATTTTGAGTTTGATTTGTTCGTTGATTTTGAGTTTGATTTGTTGGGGGTGGTGGGTTCTCTAGTAGTTATTGAAGTGATAGGTGTGTAACCAAGTTTAGTTTTTGACGATGGAATTATTTCTTGGGACACATATATAGTTTTTCCTTCCAATGTCATGGTATACACGAATGGTCTAAAATCGAAAACTATGCTTGCATAACACAAATCTCTTTTTCTTTTATTTATAGATTGACCTTTGTTATAAACTCTGTTAAATAGGTAAATTCGACTTTCTATGTAATTACGAAGACTCCAATTTTTGGATATAGTAACACCCGGATCACACATTCTCGGTGTGTTATAAAGTACGGGTATGTTTGCCTTTTCTATCGTGTGTGCGAGTGATATTCTATTTTCTTGATCTATGGAGGTTAGCCAATATTTAGAATTTTCAGGTGTTATGAGTGGATATTGCGATTTACATTGCCTGTGTATAGATATACATTTACCTTCTATTTCATTTATAACGTCTATGAGCATTTTGGCTTCAAAGCTGGTGTTTTTCTTACCCTCTGTGATGTCTCCTATTTCATTTAGGTTGTAATACAGTGATTCACCATTTGAGGTACAAGGACGTTTTGCTGACATCTTAAAATAAACACACAAAAAAATACCTAAGTCATGTTGACCACCATGAATAATCAATCGACTCAATCAAAGATGAACGCCGAATCTATTGCTACCTACATCGCTAACCTTGAAAAGGAGAACACTGAACTCAAAGAGCGTCTCCGCAAATGTGAAGAAGAAAAGGCTATCCTGGAATATGAAACCATGCTTCACTACGCTCAAGTGAGTGATGAAGAATCCGTTGCATCCGACTCTGACTCCGAATATGAAACGGAATCTGAACCTGAATCTGAATCTGACGATAACTTCTTTGTCTGTTACAACTTACCTCTCACTGAAGCTTTTGATGAGCTCGCCAAAGAGGAAGAAAATGAATACAAGAAAGCTGTATACGAAAGAGCCGCCAATCTTATCTACCACCTCGATTTCAAGGTAACCAAAGGCGAAGAACTTTCCCACATGTGTGGTATCGGAAAGGGTACCATCCGAAAAATAAATGAATTTCTTGAAACCGGTGAAATTAAGAGATTCAAGACATTCACGACAAATGAGAATATCGCGGAACAATTGGATTTACTCGCACAGTCCGAGAAAAATACCCACAAGAGTGCGGCTTATAAGAAGGCTGCCGAGTCTATTCGAAAACTCAATTTTGAAGTCACGAATGGTACCGATATTTCACAAGGACCCAACAAAGTACCGGGTATCGGCAAAGGCATCTCAAATAAGATTGATGAATACATCGTGACTGGTAAAATTAAGAAGCTTTCTCGCTAGAAGATAACAATAAATAGTTGTAATGAAAAAAGAAGTACATCTACAGAATTAAAGATTTTATGCGTAATGATTTCATGAGATATATCATAGGGGATTGTTTAGAAAAATTGGATGTAGTAAAAAATGATACGGTGACTACCATATATTTAGATCCTCCATTCGATAGCGGTAGAGATTACATGATGTCTAAGGATGATTCAACTGGATTTTCTGATACATGGAAAGGTGATGATTATAAAAACTTTATAACTCGGGTCATAGACAAGTGTTTACCAAAACTCACATCGAATGGTACATTGTTTTTTCACATTTCAGCGGATCGCATGTTTGTCCCCGAACAAATACTCAGAGACAAATTCAAATACGTGCAGCCGATATTTTGGAAGAAATGTCGTTCAAAGAACAACGTGAAAAAGAAACTCGGTGCAACGATAGACATCATTTTCAAGTGCACAAATTCAAAGTCTCCTAAATTCAATGTGGTGTATCAACCACGTGATGAAAAGTATCTCAATAATTCGTTCAACAATAAAGATGAACGAGGTAATTATTCTCTCGGGCATTTAGTCACGGAAAATACGAAGAAAGGGTACATGTATTCGTTTGAGTTCAATGGAAAAGTGTTCAATCCTGTGTCGGGGTGGCGTATAAAGAAAGAAGAGCTCATAAAATTAAGAGACGACAATCGTTTACATCCTCCAAAGACTGAAAAATCTAAGCTGTATAAAAAGATTTATTTACACGAAACGGAAGGTAAACCGTGCACCGATCTATGGGATGATATTCATTCGATTGGACAGGGATCTGAATTGAGATCTTATCCAACCGCTAAACCCATTCAATTGCTAGAGAGAATCATATCTATTTCAAGTGACGAAGGAGATTTGGTCATGGATCCAATGTGTGGTTCCGGTACGACCGCGAAGGCGTGTAAAAATTTAAATAGGGAATGTATACTCATAGATATGAATGATAATACCGATATAATTAATAATAGATTACAATAGGTTCTCGTATAAATTTCTCTAATGAAAGTGGTTTATCCTGTTGAAGCTTTACACACAAGTGTGAACCCTTATTCAGTATAGCCCTCACACCATTATTGAGCACGAGTCTAATTCGCAAGTTTCTACTCCCAGGAATTACACACGACGTGTTTGTATTCACCGGTTCTACAAATTTTTTACATGAACCAAATAGTTCTTTTAGTTCATTTTTATGAAACATCAAGAAATATCTCTTTTTTACAAAGTTTATGCATATATAATCGCAATCATAATTATTTATTATGTGATCAGTGTACTTATTTACATCTGTAAATTTGATGAGCATATTTGATAGTTTATTGATCATAAACCTGACATCTTTTTCATCCCCGTGTGTTTTGTAGTACTTTTTGATGTCGTCAAGTAGTTTTTTGCTACCATCGTTTTCGTGTATATAAGATTTATTGAGCCAATCAAAAGACCCATTGTTGCTATTTTTTGTTTTTATGGAAATGCGTAGTCCACGGTCACTCACGGCATCGGCGGTATTTTTAGTCCCTCCTCGATGTTCGAGTTTTCCAAGTTTTTCTCGTACACACGAAAATTTAGGATCTGTATTTATCATGTGTATGAGAGAGTGTTCACCATTCACACCGTCATGGTGGCTACTGCCGTCGGTTTTGTACCCCATTTATATATTTTTAATAATTCATAGTCGACTTAGGCTTTTATTTATCTTCATCTATCAACATTCTTCGCACCTCATCATACACGACACTCAATAGTGCTACCTTATATGCAAGAAATCCAACGAATGTTGCTCCGTAGTCAAAATCAAATGCAAAAGGTGCGCTATTCCACACAGTTTCAAATACAGCGGTTCCTATTGGAGCTAACAATTGTTTTTGAAAAGATGCATTTTCTATGTTATCCACATGATTTTCGAGGAGTGATATGTAGGCCAAAGACGTAGCGACACCGATCGTAGAAGACACACCCTGTTCTGCACCTTGTGTGATGAAATACATAGATGTGAGTGCACCCCCGTACGCGACGGTCATGCGATTGATACGTTTTTTGAGTTTATCGTAATCATTTATTGGTTGAGATGTGGCTCGTACCACTGCGTTATGGATCGACCACATTGTTTACATAAAGACCATTGTCCTTAAATATTTTCCAATTGTAAATCCGATGATATTTGTTAGGTTTTCACCCACTGAATAGTGCCACGTGTGTTCGGTGGAGTTTTGTATACCGAGTCCGCGATGTACATCTATAATCATCTGAGATAAAGATTACGTTCCCCTTATGAGTAAAATGTCTGAACTTCAAGTGAAAAGACTTGTTCAACATGCTATTGTTCCGACTCGGGGTTCTGCTCATGCTGTTGGATATGATTTATATAGTGTTGAAGATTGTAGTATACCACACGGCGGTCGCCTTCTTGTCGGGACAGGGGTCGCAGTTGTTCTCCCAGTGAATGTCTACGGACGTGTCGCACCGAGATCTGGACTCACTGTGAAACATGGTATTCACGTGGGTGCAGGTGTGATTGACCCAGATTATACGGGTGAAATTAAGGTCGCTCTTTTTAATCTCGGTGACGCTCCTTTTGAGATTAAGAAGGGGGATAGGATTGCGCAGCTCATCTTGGAAAGGTGTGAAACGCCATACGTCCGTGAAATCACTGAAATCTGTGAGACTGAGCGTGGTGCCGGAGGTTTTGGTTCGACGGGTGTTTAATATCTTTTCCGTTCATCACAGAACCACATCATTTCTTCAGTGGGCATGAACAGAATATTCTTTCGCATCGTCATCCATAGTTGTGCTTGGTTTACGTTTGGGTAACTCCAAAGAAGCCACCGTTCCCAGTACCCCGCACGAAAGGGATCATCCCAATTCTCTTCCGTGCTGGTGTCTGCGTAGAGCATACCTCGATGTATTTCATATGGGTCCGTTTCGATTCGAAGGCCTTTTGGTATCTGTGCTCCTCTTTGAAGGAGGTGTTCTCGCATGAGAGATGGATCTCTATGATCTGTGTAGTCCGGTGTCATGAGAGATCCAACATCGATTGTCTTCCTATTTGGGAGTAACACCCTGTATTTACGTGAAACTAACGGACTTTGTGTGAGTACGACGTGCATATAAAGTAGTGTAGTTTTTAGTTTTTAACTTAAAACGTGATTATTTTTACCCAAGTTGGAGAATGTCGTCTAAAAATTAAACCATGCTTGAAATCCTGAACTCGGCTATTGGTACTGGCGGTCCGCTCGTCATCGAGCATCGAGGTAAGATACTAGTTGAAAATTGTGTACTTATAAGTACCGATCACATCGAACGAATGAAGAAACGCATCAAGACTCTCGTGTTTAGTAAGATTGAACAAACATCTGATCGATCCTTTTCAATTTCTTAACCACAAATTGCGTTTCTATCATGCACATGTACGCATAGGCAACCAAGAACTCAAGATTATGTAATTTTTCATAGAGCTTTCGCGTAAACATTTTCAATGTGTAATTATCCCTCTTGTTCCACGTTTGTTCTCTCGTCGTCGTTGTAGTTCTCGCCATTTTACAACAAATAGAATTTTTTAGATACACTTGGCGTGTGACCTATAGTTTCTGCAGTTATTTTTCGAGCGAGTTTATCGTCACCTTTTGTTTCTTTCAAATGCTTCTCAAATAGTTGCATACTTCCAGCTGTTCGTATATCCTTAAGTTGTATGTTTTCATTTCCAACTATTTTTCTTAAGAGGTCTCGTACTCTTTCGTATTTCGCATTACCAACGAGTAATCCATCTCGTCTTTTTGAAAGTGCGCTATGTAACACACGGTCATGAGCTTCAAATAGGCGCCTTTGACCCGATTTTGCTGGAAAATCAAATACAACTGTTTCGCCGTCATTTTTGAGTTTTACATGCTTACGCTCGAGACCAAAAGCCCCTAGTGCACCTGTATCACGTTCGGCGACACCCGAACGAAGATATCCACTTGATATCATGCGAAGTGCAAGTGCGTCATCCCATGATGGATGTCCATTTTGAGACAATATACGAGTCGTTGATGATTTTATTTTAGAGAAATTAATATCTGTTGCTCTCTCTTTACGCTTCTTCCTTTGTGCATCTAGGTATTTCTCGTGGTAATAATAATGCGTTTTGCCTTGTCCATCCATCGCCGTTGCCTGTAGCTTTGCGTGTTTTGGATACACTTTGACATTTGTGTATGCAGGCGGTATACCCAATTTCTGACATCGACTCTGTTCCGGATCTGCTAATTTCACGCCATCCTTGTAATAGACGCCTCTCTTTCGAGTAATCATTATTATGTATAAAGATAAATGTTATAATCTATGTATGCGGTCGTATACGTCTCTTGACGGAATAACGATAAAGGTGGGTGAGAATGCAAAAGAAAATGATGCGCTCACACAATCGAGTTTTCCAAATGAGTGGTGGATACACGTAGACGGAGAAGCTGGTTCACATGTGGTAGTGTGTTGCGAAGATACTATATTGCCCCGTGAAACTAAAAGGGATGCCGCAGCGCTTGCAGTGTATCACAGTAAATTGGCAAAGTCGAGAGTAGCGCGCGTGAATATAGTACGTGTAAATCAGGTATTAAAATGTGACAGAATTAAGAATCATGGACAAGTATACTTAGATGGACCTGTCACACAACTCACCGTGTTTCCAAATAAGGAATTAGAGCGATTAAAGAGACTGCGTTCCTAGTTAAAAGTTAGATGTTTATTTAATCTATAAATGGTAGATACAGACTTTAAAAATGTAATCACCAAATACAAGGATGACTTGATTAATGATATAGAAAAAACTTTATCTGAATATGGACAGTGGCCGAATGCCGCTGGAATACAAACATTGCCAAAATTATTCGAAAATACAGGTAAACATTGGCAAGTTGTAAAGGAATCATTCATTGAGGCGTGTAGTAAAAAGCCGGATAAAGTGATATCTTGGGCATATATTCAGAGACCTGGCATAGAAAATCCAAACTACCCTGGATGGCACGCGCATGGTGAATATAGAAAAGATGGTATGGCTTCAGATTGCGGTGTAATGTACTTGGATAGATTCGAAGAAGGAACTATGTTCAAGAAGGGTAGTAAAGAAATTATAGGTGATCCAACTCCGTTTGTATGGCACATGTTTTCACCACTTGATGTACACTGCCCTCCTAAATGGGATCCAACATCTGGTATAACGCGCTATGTAATAGCAGCGGATGCAATACGTCACCATTTTAGAAGTTCATCTACCTTTTGGGAAATTTAAAGATGTAACTTTATTAGTATATATGGTAAACATATGGAAGGCGGTACACAATCCAGATAAATCTATATGTTTGGCACATAGGTACGAAGAGGATGTAACGGTAGTAGAAATTACACCATCTAAAGTGTGGAATGAGAGGGTATGGAGTTTCATACAATTTCTATTTGTATGTCAATTTATGACTATATTAGCATTTGCTGGTACATTTGAATTTCCTGTAGTACCAGTGACAAGTTTATCCTTTTCTGTAGGTGTGTTAAGTACATCTAATGGTGAATATGTTCAAATGCTCATATTATTACACACTTTATATTGTTCGATTGCACTTGCATATTCTATTTTATTCGGGGATGTTTGTATGTTTGCTGTATCTATAGCGTATATAGTAACATATGTAGCATACTTCATTTCATTAAACTGTGTTTAGTCTTGACCTTCACACCTTTGGTGCATGATACGTGTAGCTGCGACTATTATGACTGGTATTAACACCATAAAGATAATGATACCAATTGTGATACCCATAACTTATAATAACGCGGTATTTATTGTATAGATGAGTAATGACCTGCAATGTAATATACGTCCTGGAAACCAAGATCAATCAATTTCTCTGCCGCAATTCTGGCTCTTTGACCAGTGTTGCAGTAGACGAGTAAACCCTTCTTTGGGAGTTCCGATGTTGTTTTAGAGTTCATTTTATTCACTGGTAAATGAATTGCACCCCTATAGTGTCCTAGCCTGTATTCCGTTATAGTTCGAACGTCAATGACTTTCTTTATTTTACCACTCTTTATCATTTTTTTAGCTTCTTCTGCCGAAACAAGGTTTTCTCCTGTGAATGTGTATGCAATGGCGGCTGCGCCGAGTGCTATGATGAGTGGGAGCATTTATATATACACATAAAGAATTGTATCGAATGTAATTCATGAGTCTTCAAATTAAGAAGCTATACCCGGATGCTATCATACCGACGAGGACTTCACCTGGTTCGGTGGGGTACGATTTATATAGTATGGAAGAAATAATGGTTCCGCCTATGGAACGGGCTTTCGTGAGTACCGGTGTGTGTGCGTGTTTACCACGCGGTGTATATGGTCGAATCGCACCACGTTCCGGTCTTACACTCAAACATGGTATACAAACAGGAGCCGGAGTTATTGATCCCGATTTTACGGGTGAATTGAAAGTTATCCTATTTAATCACGGGAGTGAACCGTTCGTCATTAAAAAGGGGAATCGTATTGCCCAAATGATTTTAGAGCGATGTGAAACGCCGCTCATAGAAGAGGTTGAAGAATTAAAACAGACACAACGCGGAGAACGCGGGTTTGGTTCTTCTGGAAATTAGTTCGAGAATGCAATTCCAGCCATACCATCTTTTATGCGTAAAATATTGTAGTTTACACCATAAACTCTGTACAAACCGTCTCTCGCATCAGACTTAGGAGATTGGATAGTCAGTTTAGCGTTATCAATTCGAGAGAAGTTAAGGCTTCCACTTGGTTGTGCGCGATTCATAGTGAGACAGAAAGGCCACGAGAACACTGGGAGTGCATCGAGTGTGGATGGCGCAACAGTCGTCGTGTGCATTTCGTGAACAACATTGTGGTGGAACGTGTTGGACATATTTTCGAAGAGGGCCAAACCGTTGATGTAAAGGGATGCTTTATCAAAGCTGTAATCATTTGACCACCCTGTACCGGATACATTTGATGTGGTCAAGTGGAGAGATTTGATTGGGTGGTTGAAATATGTAAGATCAATGGACGTATCAGTTTTGGTGACTGGTTGGTATTGAATCTGGGTTATAAGGAGTTCATGGTCTTGAGTTGTAAAATGCTCGCGTTCAGCGGTATCTAAATACGCATACATACCATAAATTTTTGGGGTCGCACCCAAATTCTGGAGTTTGCTTCTACACTTTATTCTCAATTCGACATCGTGGTACTGCAACGCCACGAGTGGGAGCGACTTTGTCCAATCTTCGCTGAAGAAGAATGGGATTATGTAATAATCGGACTTTGAACCACTGACACCCTTTGCGTTGTCGGAAATTTCAGATGTAGTGACTGTAAAAGTCGATTTAGCTTGGCTATCTCTAAGCATCACATTGTGAATACCCTGAACATAGAGAGAGTCCATCCGGCATACTTCTTGGCCACCTATATGCAAACTAAATTCAGTGAGAGACGTGTCATCCGTGGAAATAAGACCTTCGGTGTTTACACCAGGTGTATTAATACCACCTTTTTCAATCCACACGTAACTCAAAAGATCACCCTTGGAACGAATTGGGACTACAATTTCATTTCCGCCATTAAACGTACCAATGTAATCCATGCGCTCTGGTTTGATAGCAAAGTTAGTGTGTCGTTTGTAGTTTTGGCGCCAGAAGCTCACTTGTGGGTCACCGGTTATATAGGCATCCTGAGCCCCCACTGAAACAAGATCGACAAGTGCAGCTGACATAATTATTATTAAACGATATTAAAATTTTAGGTACATAACGAAGTATGGTTGTATTTCAAGCACTCACCTGGGAGACGAAAGATACAGATGACGAGCACTTGATCAGTATCTTTGGTAAAACAAAAGAAGGTAAATCGGTGTGTGTCACTACTGCATTCACACCTTATTTTTTCGTGAAGCTTCCGAAAAATGTGACCCAGCAAAGAGTGCAAATCATATACAACAAAATTGAAAAGGCGTGTCCTGGTTGTCTTTCCAGTTATAACACGATTCACCGCAAAGATGTCTGGGGATTTCAAAATAATGAGCAATTTCCGTATCTTCAATTATTTTGTAAGAATCTTGCTTCGAGGAGGATGGTTACTGGTAGATTGAGACGCCCTTTACCAGATGAAACTATTAAACTCAAGATGTATGAATCCAATTTGGATCCGGTGTTGCGACTCATGCATAGAACTGGGATTCAGTCAACTGGGTGGTTGGACAGTGGTGATGAATGTTATTCATCTCATAATGCACATGTAGACATAGATTTAGAATGCAAAAATTGGAGGACACTTACACCGATCGAAAATCCAGAAACAGCCCCATTTGTGGTTGCGTCGGTAGATATTGAGTGTAACAGCTCAACTGGTAAATTTCCGGATGCCGATATTGAAGGTGATGCATGTTTTCAAATTGCAATTTCTCTTTGTAAATTTGGAAGCGATGAGCCCTATGATAAGACCTGTCTCTGTTATAAAAAGACAGACCCAAATCTTGAAGGCTCTACTATAGTATCATATGACACCGAGCGTGAAATGCTCGAAGCATTTAGAGACTATTTACACGAAAAAGAGGTTGACATCATAACTGGTTGGAACATCTTTGGTTTTGATCTTGAATACCTCATGAAAAGAGCTATCATCACCAAATGTAACCTCAAGTTTTTTCAATTGAGTAAATTGCGTGGACACAACTGTGAACTAACAACTAAAAAATTATCATCGAGTGCCTTGGGTGACAATGACTTGAAACTTGTCAGTATGCCTGGTCGATTTATTTTTGATCTATTCCACGAGGTAAAGAAGGGATATAAACTTGATTCATATAAACTTGATAATGTATCTAAACTGTATCTCGGAGACAACAAGATTGATATGCCCGCGAAGGAGATGTTTGCTCGATACAAGGAAGGCGACCCTGTAAAATTGCGGGAAGTTGCGGAATATTGTATTAAGGATACCCTTCTTCCACATAGACTTTTGTCTAAACTGTGTATCCTGATTAACCTCCTGGAAATGGCGAAGGCGACCTGGGTACCCCTGTGTTATCTCGTGGAACGGGGTCAACAAATCAAGGTGTTTAGTCAATTGACGAAGAAGGCACGAGAAATGGGATTCATGGTTCCAACGATTCAGTATGGTCAACTGGGTGACCAAGGATACGAAGGTGCGACTGTTCTCGAAGCGCAAAAGGGTGCATATTATAAACCGATTACAGCTCTAGATTTTGAAGGTCTGTATCCTTCGATCATGATGGCGCACAATTTGTGTTATTCGAGTCTCGTAATGGACCCAAAGTACGAAAATGTACCTGGCGTGGAATACGAAACATTTGAGATTCCTGTGCCGAGTAAGGTTGAGGGGCAGCCTCCTACAAAGAGAGTGTGTAAGTTCGCACAGGGTGTGCCGACACTTTTACCGAGCATTCTCCTTGAATTGAAACAGTTCAGAAAGCAAGCGAAGAAGGATATGGCGGCGTCTACTGGTGCACTCAAAGCCATGTATAACGGTAAGCAATTAGCTTACAAAATCAGTATGAACTCTGTGTATGGGTTCACTGGTGCATCGAAGGGAATGCTTCCGTGTGTGAATATCGCATCTACCGTGACGACAAAAGGTCGGAGTATGATTGATGAAACGAAGGAGTATGTGGAAAAGAACTTTCCGGGTGCTAAAGTGAGGTACGGTGACACCGATAGTGTCATGGTCGAATTTGATGTGGGTGATCGTAAAGGTCTTGAAGCCGTTGAGTACAGTTGGGAGATTGGTGAGCGCGCCGCTGAAGAATGTACCACACTTTTCAAGAAACCGAATAATTTGGAACTCGAAAAGGTGTATTGGCCCTATTTTCTCTATTCTAAAAAACGATACGCCGCAAAGCTGTGGACACAAGGAAAGGACGGAAAGATGAATATGGATTACATTGATGTAAAGGGTCTTCAGCTCGTGAGACGTGATAACACGGCACATGTAAGAGAGGTGTGTAAGGAACTCTTGGATGTCGTACTTGAAAGTAGTGATACCGAACCACCGAAAGCACTCGCACTTCAGAGAGCCATCGAACTACTGGAAGGTGATGTACCGAACGAAAAGCTCACACTTTCACAGAGTTTGTCTGATTCATACAAAGTCAAGGGACACGGTGTATCTATAAATAGCCCCGGTATCAAAGACATAAACCAAGCGCATGTGCAGGTTGTCCGTAAAATGCGCGAGAGGCAACCTGGTTCAGAACCACAGTCAGGTGACCGAGTGCCTTACATTCTTGTGAAGACGGACGACCCAAAAGCAAAGGCTTTTGAAAAATCAGAAGATCCAAAATATGTGAAGGACAATAATGTACCTATTGACTATGAATACTATTTCATGAATAAATTTATAAATCCAGTGTGTGATCTTTTGGAACCATTATTTGAAGACCCCAAAGAGGAAATATTTGGTGAGATTCTTACCAAAATTAAACCCAAACGAAGACCAAAAAAACAAAAGGAGACACCTCTCGATGAACTCCCATTTAAAAATTAGGCGCTATACTGTAATAAGGGTATGCGGGTTTCTGATAATCTGAATAAGGTATTTAATGATGAGGTAGAGAAAGCGTGTCACGAACGCATGTTAATTTACGCACAATCAATATCTACTATTCACAACATACCACTTAAACTTTTGTTACGGGATTTGCCAAATCCGGGTGGGTATTGTTTGGGTATTAAAAAGGGTGGTCAGCCGTGTACAAGGAAGGCGAGTCATGATGGGTTTTGTTTATCACATGCAGCTTCTTCTAAATTGCATGAACCTGTGAATGTAAATACAGCCACAATCAGACATAATCATGCATTTCCACCCTTGTTTAAGGTTGGATGCCCGGCATGTGAATCTTCATCTAGTAACCAATTTAGAGACTTGAAGCTTATGATGTAATATGAGGAAATCGGATATCCTACTAAATTCAATTGATGCATTTTATGGTACCCCCGAGAATGGAAAAACACTTTCACAAATTCTTTCAAAGACGGGTGGTATTTCTCTTAGAAACCTTGAATGGTTTATCACAAACTATTCTAAGAAAACAAATTTGATGTATAAAACAATCGATGGTAAGATTTTCAGTGTACACTGTGCTTACAAGTCGACACTCGACGGATATAGCAAAAAATTATTCGACCCATTTTGTCGTTCCGATAAGATTTCGTATAAAATACCTGGTACAAATGATGAAATTAATACGACTGTTGCACAGCTCAATTTCATCAAGTGGTGTATTAAGAATGGTATTATTTCTTACATAAAAGAGCACAAAGATACTCTATTCGGGAAATGAAGCAATCATGGTAGGCTGACCTTCTCCACCTAAAACGATTTCTCCAGTTGGTACACCTGTACCGTATTCACCAATAGTATCTGAATACGATAAAGGTTCAACTCTTGTACTGAGATACCCATTTTCAAAAGTGAGAGTAGTGTATGTAGTGTAATATATATGACAGGTAAATTCTTCACTTGTGCCGTAATATGGATTAAGTGTGCATTCAAGCGTAGTTCTGTTGTTTTTAATATTTGTAAAGTCGAGACTTCCCGATGGATCTACATTACGTGGATTCATTGAAAAACTGTACGTGAATATATTTCTAGGCGAACCATGAAATTTATGATTTACTGTGGTCAAATATCTGTAGTAATGTGAATCTGGGTTGTTTATGTTTGGTAAATCTTCACCATTTATAGTAAATTTTGAATTTATAGCTATATCATCTGATATCGAATCATTTGATTTTATATAATATGGAAAGGGTGTAAAGTTAAATCTATTGTGATAGTAATGATAAGTCTCTTGTGTTGCAGTCACATTACTCGCAATAGTCTCATCTTCGAATAACTTGTTTCTGAAAAAGAAGTGAATTGTTTTCACCCTCCCTTGTGGAGCGAGTTCAATCTTAAATTTTTCTTTACCTGGTTCTGTTTCAGATTTGGGGTGTGTATGAAATATATCAGTTATCATTTCATATTTAGAAGATGTGTAAAATAACCTTTCTTCTTGTGTAATTGATATTTCTTCAGTCACTATATCAAAGCTTGACAAAGTCAAATCGCTTGGGCTATTTGTAAAGAATGTCTGTTGCCTGAATTCTATATCAAACTCGAGCTTTTGTTTGTTCATAGCACACAAGGGAAAATAAGGTCTATTATGAACGTTTGTTTCATAATCAGATGATTCATATCTTCTAGAAAAAAAGAATGGTATAGGTACATAGACAAACGTATTAGACGTTTTTACGCTTTGAAGGGAACTTGACAGGATAGTAACTCGGTTTATAAATCTATTATCTGTGTATTCTCTACTTACATGTTCTGCGTGATCTAAATATAATTCATCATATATGTATCCTATGTCATCTTTGTATATCTCAATTATAGTTTCATCCACACGCATAGTGATGCTTTTGAATAGATGTTTTCCTACTTTGTCTGCGTAATTGTAGTTTGTGCCATCTAATCCAGGTAATTTAACCCGTATATACATATTGCACAAAAGATCACCCATGTTCATTGGATTGAATGTTGCTTTTACTGTCTGTCCAAATGGCCAATTTGATGGAGCACTAGATGGTTTGTTTATATTAAAACTCCTATGAAACTTTCTAAATTCCGAGTGTCTCTTTTGGTCATAATTAAAGAGTGATTCTTTACCCAGAAGATATGTGTCCTGACCACCTATAGCGGTCAAGCAAAGTGCAGCACCGGTGTCTGGTCCCGATCTATCGCACATACTACTTATTGCTTATATATTTTTAAATCCATTTTCCACATGTCCAAATGTGTGGTCGCATCCAATATTTTAAGCTCTTCGGTCGCCTTCCGTGTATCTTCTACGAGTGACTGCACAGCTTCTTTGGTGTATTGATACGTCTTAATGTTGAGCAAATAATCATATGAACCGTCAATCGCATCATATGTTTTTGAAATCTCACTTTCGAGATCACTCTTCTTTCTCTTGAACACAATGATTCGCTCGTTAATCACTGCATCCACGAAACGAGACATATTCTCAAGCTTCTTCGCTTTCTCTTTGAGAACGGCGATGAGATGTTCTTTTCGTTTCTTGTATGTTTGCATTCTCACTTCTATGAAATCAGCCAAAATCTCTTCTGGACTTTCATATTTCTTGATACCTTTGGTTGGGTGAAACAGGTGCATGTTACTCACATGGAACGATTTTTGGAGCTTAAAATCTTTGATGAGATTCTTCCCTGTGTACCCCGTGATTGTGAAATCCACATTTTCGGTTGTACTGTTATTCACAAATCCGGATATGATCTTCTTCTCCACAAGTCCATCCAAGTATTCTTTGTAATCTTGTGTCCACCGTCCCGGTGGAAGCTCTGTAATCTTAACATTCGTTCCCGCACTGTTGCCTGACCATACACCCTCTGTAATCCAAAGACCATCCTCGTTTTTGAAAACACGACCCTTGAATTTATCAAACCACGGTTTCATTTCTTTGAGCGACTGCCCGGAAATAGCTCGCTCTATGTTTTCACAGATGTCTTTTGGGTTAAACGGTGGAACATAGCAACTGAAACCGGTTCCAATGCCTTCTGTTCCATTAATGAGAACGGTCGGTAAGACCGGTACATAGTATTCCGGTTCGATTGGTCGCCCGTCGTCGTCAAGATAATTGAGTACTGCATCATCCCGTGAATCAAAGAGCTTTCTCGCATCCTTTGTGAGCTTCGTGAAAATGTACCTCGTTTGACTCGCATCCTTACCACCCATGAGTCTCGTACCGAACTGACCACATGGTTCGAGGAGATTGATATTGTTTGAACCTGTAAAATTATGTGCTAATTTTACAATCGTATCTGCGAGTGATACCTCTCCGTGATGGTACGCCGATGTTTCTGCAACATACGCCGCCAACTGCGCAACCTTCATTTCATTCGTCAAATTCTTCTTGAAGCATGAATACATGACTTTTCTTTGAGAAGGTTTGAGGCCGTCACACATGTGTGCGATGGATCGCTTCAAATCTGCGAGACTGAAATTTACCAGATCCTTGTGAATGAATTCCGTAATGTTAATTCTTTCGATGTTTCCATATGGTATCTCAAGCTCCGAACTCTCCTTTTCGGTGCTTTCCAAGAGCCACGTCTTTCGAGAATCAGCCTTTGTTTTATCAAAGGCGAGTATCACAGAATCATCCGTTTTTTCATCGGTGTCGAACTTGACCGTGAGCTTTTCAATATTCTTGAAATACTCTCTCGCCTCTGCAGATGTAGAGGTACCGAGACCCTTGTAATACTTAATTTTCCATCCAGGTTTTCCGTTTCCGTACCAGAGTCTAAACATAGAATCCGTGTAGAAAGACATTGTTTGAGACCCTTTTGTCGCCTTGATGATGGGTGTGACCATGCTCACCACAAAATTTAGGTCAAGTAAACTTGGCCAAAAGTAATGAATCATGTTAAGTACGAGACCTTTGATATGACTCCCATCTGTATCAGCATCCGTCATAATCATGAGTCTCCCGTAGCGGAGTTCATTAAGTGACGTGTATACTTTACCCTGTTGCAAACCCAGAATCTTCTTGAGGTCGCTAAACTCCTTGTTCTCTGTGAGCTGTTTGACCGACGCATCTCTCACATTCTTACATTTTCCCCGGAGTGGAAATACACCGTAATAATCTCTTCCAACCACTGAAAGACCCGCAACTGCGAGAGACTTAGCAGAATCACCCTCTGTGATGATGAGAGTACATTTCCCAGATTGTTGCGTTCCTGCCTTGTTTGCATCATCCAACTTTGGAATACCAGTGATTTTAGACTTTCGTGCACCGTCAGACTTTTGGAGCTCCTTCATCTCTTTGAATTTGGAGAGTGCCATCAATTCAGACTGAACACCCGTTTTGAGAATGTCTTTGATAAGCTTCTTCGTCGGCTCGAATTTGCTCCCAAATTCTTGTGGTTTGAGTGTACACTCAGATTTGACTTGACTACTGAATGTAGGATTGACGAGCGTCGCTTTTACGAATACCATGAATGCATTCTTCACTTGTTGTGGTTTGAGTTTGATCTTCTTCGCCATTTCATCAATGATATTTGACGCAAGGATACCCGCTACGTGATCCACGTGACTCCCACCTTTCGTCGTACAGATACCATTGACGAAAGACACCTGTTCGAAACCATCTTCGGATGGAGCGACACACACGGACCATCTATCCGACGTAAACAGGCAAACTTCGTCAGATTTTGTGTGCATCTTGGCATATTCATTGAATGCCGTCTTCGGAAGAGCTTCACCTTGAAACTTGACTTTACACCCCTGTGTCGTACAGATGTTTGCGTCATAAACACGCTTCTCAAAGATTTTGAATATGTGATCATCCATTCCTTTCATACCAAATCTTGACCAGTCAGGTGTAAACGTCACACAGACACTCGACGTCGTCCCCGAGTAGCTACGCATCTTTGGCTTTTCACACGTTTTCATGTTATCCGTCCATTCTTGTGTATACGTCGTGTTGTTTTCAGAGTCCTTAATTTTGATGGAGAATTTGCTCGAATACACATTCGTGAGCTTTGCACCGTATCCATTTCTACCACCAACAACGCGCCGCTGTGAATCATCATAGTTTGTACTCGTGAGAAGATGCCCAAACGTGAGTTCTGGATTCCAAATCTTTTCCTTTTCATGTTCCTTCACTGCGATACCCCCGAGAGGCCCGTTGTTCTCAACACTGATTTCACCTTTCTCCCGGTCAATGTTGACTGAGATTGACGTTACCTGTTTCGGATAGAGTGAATTACGGTCGATCGCATTAACAAGAATTTCGTCAAAAATCTTGAGAAGTGCTGGTGCATAGATGACTGTTTTCTTTTCAAATCCATCACCTTCCTTGACCCAATACTGCTCACCAACGCGAGACACAGGACCAACATATGAGTCTGGTCTCTTCAATATATGTTCCACGTGTGTGAGTTTTTGGATACTTTCGCTCATTGTCCTTACTTTTTAATAAACGAGGCTTCCACTTAAGCCATTTTTTAAAAACAAAGGTGGGGGTCTTTAGTCGAATCAATCACCGAATTTTATTACAACGTCATTGAAATACGCCACGGCTGCGTCGGAAGGCACTATTTTTTCAAAATTTTCAAGTGCATCTGACAAGATTGACCCATTCTTACAATCGTTGATCAAGTACCTATTTTCATTTACATCAACCCCCAAAGTTACCGCATGGTCTTTGTTTCTAATGAGATATTGTGTATTTTTAAAATTAAATATTTTAGCCAAAAAAATAGAAATGTCATTTCTGTTTTTGAATTTCTTACCGTAGCATCGAGGTAGGAACTCATCGATAACATATTTTGATTCTATGAGTTTTTCGGGGGTTAAAGTGAATTCATGTTCTGGTAAAATACCCTGAAATGTAGAAACAAATCTATCTCTCATATATATCAAATATTTATCGTATGTCATTCCTATGACAGTTTCAATGTAATTGTTATTTTTATATTTTAAAAAATTTTGTCTGTCTGAAAGAACCTTGGAGGTCAAGCGTCTCCAGTAACTAGAATTTATATGCATAGGGCATCTGCAAGCATATGCATGTTGCCACCCCACGCGGCCATAATGTCTGATACCCGAATTACATGGGTGAATACACATGGTTCTGCGATTCCCTTTTGAATCGAAATGTGTGACTACGTGTGCACCTTCAATAAACGGAAATATATCCGGCTGAACTCCAGATCGGGCGGCAGATGGCTCACACAGGTTGATCGTGTATCTTATAACCGAGTCAAAATTAGAAAAGTACCTAGACATAATATAGCTTTCTATATCTTCATCAGATACTGGTATCGGATTATAAAATCTCTCAATTTCCTTTAATGAACGAAACCTCTTACCCTCTCCATAATAGTACGTATCTGTCATACCAGCTGTCTTACCACTCGCACGCACTTCGACTTCAACGCGGAAAACATGTGGATTAAACCCATATTTAGCGGACATTCGGATGAATTTTTCACGAGCTTCTTCGCCATACGTCGTGAGTTTAAGTTTCAGTTGTGACGCATCATATACAAATGAAACATGTATATCGTTACTTATAACCCGACCCATGTTTTTATACCTTACTTTTAATAAACGAGACTTCCACTTAAGCGATTTTTTAAAAACAAAGGCAGGGGTCTTTGATTATAATTTAAACACACCAATTAAAAATTGGTATGATTGTAATATTTAAAGAAACATGTATATTATAGTATACATGAGTAATTTAGTAGAGATAGAAGATTTCGTGTCTAGTGAACTGTGCGATACTATAGTAAAAGAAATTGAATATACACCAACTATAGAAGCTGAAAAGGAACAAAATTTCTTTGCTAATAGGTCTAGAAATGTAGAACACTTTCCCACAGATACTGCTAAAGATATTGCCAATGAAATTTTACTTAAAGCAAGGGATGTATACAAAGAGGATTTGATTGTTGATTATTCATCAGTTGTTACATGGTATAATGGTCAGAAGATGGATCCACATTGTGACATCATAGACATTACAACTGGTCGTGCATACGATTATTGTGTATCTAGAGTTTATTCAGCTATTTTATATCTCAATGATGATTATGAAGGTGGAGAAACATATTTCCCTAAACTTGGTATAACGATTGAACCAAAAAAAGGTAAATTGGTAATGTTTCCATCTCATATTGGTTATGTACACGGTGTAAATGAAATATCGACAAAAACGAATAGATTCACATTAGCTGTTTGGTTTTCTATTAAGTATAATTAACCTAAGTCAGCCCCCACCACCTTGTTAATCAAAGCATTCTAAAGATGTCCTACGAACAGTGCCTCACTGACGCCATGCGCATGTACCGGGTGAATTCACCTACTGATAGATGCAAGAAACTCGCAAACGCAACCTGGAAGATGAAGCAAAAGTATGCACAACTCAAAAAAGACAAACAAAGTAGAATCATTCAAGTCATAGACAAAGAGCCTGAGCGAATTGTAGAAAAAAGACACACGGTACACACTTGTCGAGCAACGACTTTGGCTGGAAAGCCGTGTGGATTTAAGGCTACATGTGGCGGTTTCTGCAAAAAACATCAACCGAAGATAAAATATTAGTGTACTATAAATGTTAGACCAAGAGACACTTCGTCCAGTTGTAATAGCAATGGCTCTCTATGTAGCTATCGCCAAGATTGTCCCAGATACAGTAAAGAAGCCAACAAACGTTGGATTTGTCGATGATATCGTGTCCATGTTAATCGCTCAAAAGGGTGCGATCGCCTCAGGTGCTATTCTCACGGGTCTCATTGTTTTCCTTACCAATTACATCATCGATGAATTGTTGTGAGACGTTTTCCTTACTCACCATGTGTTTCGTATGTGAGTGATCCATATATCTCAATCGTTTCTCATACACGTCTTCCATAAATTCCGCGAGTTGTTGTTTGTTAGGTTTGCCCCATCGCATACCCCTTTTAAACAAGAAGTCGTCATTCTGCAGCTCTTGAAGTCCGCACTCTATTGTATACGGTGTTTTTACGTATTCGGGTGCCGCACCGTAATCAGTAATAATAACTGGTTTATCCCTGATTGCCGCTTCCACTGCACCCATTCCTACACCTTCTGAACTTGAAAAACTTACATAACAATCACACATTCTGTGTATTCTGTCCATTTCTTCATCTGATATGAGTCCATTTATTACCTCTACATTTGGTAAGTTTATTTTGACTGGCTGATTACATGTAGCTTTTACGATTAGTTTTGCGTTTGGTTTATTCAGGCGAATAAACGATTCAAGTATATCCTTGAAATTTTTACGTTGGTCCATTATATTTCCTATGTGATAGAATCTATACACATCGTGTTGTGGTATATGTGCACGTATAACATAGAATTCCTTATTCGGAAATTGCCTCGAAAATACTTTTTTACAGAATTCACTTGGAACTGCAATTCGTTCAAATAAATCAAATAATTTACCATAGTCTTCGTGCACAGTTTCTGTTTCGCATACAGTCATGCAATGTAAATGTTTTATCTTTGATTTTAATTCAATAATTTTATCAAACCATAATTGAATAGGAAGCGCAAATATAAACGCATTGTCGCATTCGGGTATTGTTTCACTCATTTCCACATATTTCCAATCAGGGAACATCTCTGTGTATTTCTTAGCATGTTGCCCTATTCCACTCAGAAGAGTCGGTCCTATGACTATCATTATGTTTAAAGATAATATTTCCTTTATGTATATTATAATGGAAGCTCTCAGACAAGAAATCAGAGATGAAATGAATACTCTTCGAATCAACAAGAAACACGTGTATGGTTTGTTGATGCGATTGGTTGATGAGATTGACAGTGGTGCAAAGCCTGCTGCTCCAGCTCCAGTAAAGAAGGCTGAATCAGCTCCAGCTCCAGCTCCAGCTCCAGCTCCAGCTCCAGCTCCAGCTCCAGCTCCAGCTCCAGTTGAGGAAGCTCCAAAGCCTGTGAAGAAGGTTGTCCGAAAGACGACTAAAAAGAAGGTTGCGACTGGGGAGACTGTTTTGAAGTAATGTAATATACACCTCCTAAAATTAACACTACCATCACCATGAGATAGCTAAATGGGTATTTCTTTGTTTCCTTTCTAGCTTTCTCCAATTGTTCTGCATCTGGTAATTTTTTAACGTTATGATTAAGGTCGTCTATTTTGTCCATCAGACGATCTAACGCCTGTAATATCTGTACCTCCTTGTTTCTTGGTTTTTCTTTTACGTCTATAGTTGTTATTTCAATTATCATATAAAATGATACACTTGGTTTAAGTAATTCATAGTCTCCATCTCCTTGTGATTCGTATAACTTGAAATTTGTTTTTTGTATTGATATAGGGTTAAATAGAGAGGTTTCTCTGTGAAATGATCTCCATTGTTTATCCCTCATTATGAATGAGTTACTCCCTGTAAAACTTCTCTCGAGTGGTATGCGTGCGAGTATTTGTCCATTTCTTTCATCGAGTATTTGTGCTCGTTTTGGTATATCTTCACACACAACATCTATGTATTTTGATACATCAGTTGCTCCATTTGAATCGTTCTCCCCAACCTGTGTCACATAAAAGTCAACTATTTTGAATCCTATGACTTTAGTCATGTCTTCCATGTGTACATTTGAATCTAAAGAAAAATCAATCGTAAATGCATTGTTTGATCCTTTTACGAATTCTGAATCGACTGTTATGTACTGGATCTTCTTCGGTACTTCATGAAGATTCATCTTGTAATTAAGTTAGATAAAAAAAGCATAACATAAACACGTATATGTGGTGGCTTTATCCACGAGCGTTTTGTTACGCTTTAGCGACAACTTGGATCTTCAGGGTCGCAAAGGGTGTATTTGTGTTTGTAGCACACGTACCGGAATATATTGAATATTCAATCGACGACTTTAGGTGGGCGTCTCTTTCAGAGCATCCTAAGCGATTTCTGAGAACTATACAGAGTGAGAAGAAAAAACTCGAAGAAGAACATCTCAGTAAGAAGAAAGAAGAATGAGTCTATACGACAGATTATTTAACATTTTTATTCCTAAGACAATCAGCTACGACATAAAAACCGACCATACCAAAGAAGGTTACGAGATAGTCACGGCCATAAACGAGGCTGGTGAAGAGATTACACTTCAATTTCCAAAGACTTATAAAGGATTAGTGAGTATATAATGCAAGATGGTTGCACGACCCATGATTTCCGCCTTGCGTTCTGTCAAGCCACGAGATCTCTGTGTACAGACATCCAAATCGAAATTTGGAAAAAGGTCATCCAACAAGAGATGCGGTGTCCGGATGCACCAAAAAAACAATCACTCCATTTACGACATGAGCTTCAGGGATCTGGGTATCATTCTCAAAACTCTTCGTGTACACCAAATTTACGGAGAAGAAGACTCTTCGATGTATGATCCCGCAATTGATCTTGTGAGATTACGAATGCACGAATTAAAAATGCAAACACTCAATGACCGAATGAACGAATATATGGTATGCTGTTCTGAAATTGAACGCTTCAAGGAAATTGAAAATCGAAATATTGAGAAGGAACGTTTTTACAGCAAATTTTCAAGTTGGAGACCTTCAACTAGACACACGGAATTTACTCACGACGATAAACTCATGGAAGCCCAGGTAAGACTTTACGAAATTGTAGAGCGTTGTAGAGATTTCGAACAACGAGAAAAGATCTTTAAGAAATCGACCTTCGGTAGACTTGCATCTAGAATTGACTTTTAATAATACACTTAAACAAATCAAACGTAAATGATATAGATAGAAACAATGAGCCTCTGCCTTGAACTTGTTAAGCATTGCACGACTCTCTGTCGTCTTTCCTATTTGGATGATTTGATGACCAGAATGACCGGTGTAGACACGGAGGTGTGGGCATTGAAATGTCATAATTTTCCGGAAAAGCTCATTCCCCATAATTCAAAAAGTCACCTGTGCTACATGGGTATTTTAAAGGAAAAACTAAATGCATCATATGGCCAAGTTCATTTCTTGACATTTGGTCATGAAAATTTCTTGGAAGATGCAAGTATGCCTAACACCGGCGTGTTAGAGTACATGTATGATATGTACTGTGAACACGTTAAATTACAGGGTGGTAGCGACGAAGATGAGGTAAATTTGTACCCTATTCAAATTGACGAAGAATCACTTGATTATTGGGTTGATATTGCAAAGAATACGTGGGGTATTAAGGAAAAGGGGCAATTGAAAGAATTCATCAAGTATAACGAGTTATCTGAGTGGGTTGATTGGGAAGCACTCGAAGAATATTTACCTCTTATCGACTACCCAAGTGAGTCTGAGACCGATTCGGAATCTGAGACCGAATCGGAGACTGAATCGGAGACCGAATCGGAGACCGAATCGGATACTGAAGATGGGGAAATCAAACACGATGAAGACGAACTACCGAGAAAAAGAAGAAAGTATACGTACGACAGTGAAGACGAGGCCTAAATGTCAATATCCTGGGTGTTGGCATAAATCATCTAAATATGGGTGTTGTAAATCACATGTAGATGAAGGTATAGCCTCTGAAACCCTTTTAGAGCTCAAGTACGGATGAAATAATAGAGTTCTCGGTTCAATATTAGGCTTTTAATAAATATTTGCAATAACGTTCATTTAAATTTCCCATTGGAGAATATTCAAAAAAGAGGTGGACGAGTGCTCCTGTAAGTACGAGCGCCCGTGCATCTTTCACGACTTTAGATACGCCCGTGTATATAGCCAATGTCAGTAATCCTATCAATATGGCTTCAACGAGAACAAGTGACACTGGTCGATCGATCATTAAAATTACTGAGAAAAGAATTCCTAAGTCGATGCGAGTGGTATGATAAAATAAGTCACTCAAACTCAAAATGGCCGACATCACCGATCTCATCAAGTCTCTCATCGAAGAAGTGAAAACGCTTCGGGTCGAGAACAAACAACTTCACGAAGAAGTTAAATGTATCCGAGAAGAAATGAAAACGAAAAAACGAATGCCCAAAGATCCAGTCGAACCAAGGGTGCAATGTAACGCGGTTGCTGTATCTAGTGGAAACAGGTGTAAATGCAGAGCAAAACCGGGTAAAGATGTGTGTGAGAAGCACGACAAGCCACCCCCGGTTCAACAGGCTTCTACCTCTGAAAATGAGGTACCTGCACGAAAGAAAAAGCCGAGAGTTAAAAAAGATATCAAAAAAAAGGAAGTACCTGTGCACAATCACCCCATAGGTGAGTCGCCAACAGAAGGTGTGGTCTGTGAATTATGTGAAAATCACGGGGATATTTTTGATCCGGATACAGCTGATGCCGACTTCGAGGTGTGTGAAGAGAATGGTCAGAGTATAGAAGAACGGTTGCGCATCATGTTAGAAAGTGAAGGAGAATAAAAGATTTGTGTGTAATAATTAAAAATGGATCCTATCAGAAGTATCATGTCCCTTGTGGACGAACACAAAACTGACCTCCCCGAAAATGTGTATCTCGAAATATGTGATAATCTCAAACGTTTGTACGCTTCCGGTGATACCGTGAGAGACAATTACATACTTAATTTAACGAATGACTATTTAGAATTAATGGAACAAAATGAAACGCTGCGCAAAGAAATCACACAGATGAAGCGTGATTTAGTTCGTTCAAGAATGGCGAGATTTGATGATGTATCTGTACCCATATCAAATACTCGCACGTTCCTCGAGAATCTAGTGGGTGCATCCTCAAATACAGCAACCGTGAATTCGTTTGATGACATACCTTTACCACCATTGAGAATCAGGTTTTAAATTACAAGTTCCTTTTCGTGTCCTACTTTTAGTTCAGTGTTTACAATGATGTCGTACCCGGCATCTTTAGCATTTTTACAAAACGACACATCTTCTGAGCACATTTCGTGTATGACTGTACCATCGTCTGCCTCAAATACTTGTAATTCCCTATGAAAGTATGGGTATTTCATATTTTCGAGTACCTCTCGTTTTACAGCCATGAATCCCATACCATTATACGCCACTTTCATATAATTCGGTGCACCTTCTAAATCTTCCACGCGCAAAAATTTAAACGATCCATGCTTCTTGAAATAATCTGCGTTCCACGTTTTTACTGCTGCGTAGTGTTTCATGTCTATCATTCTGTAAATACCTGATACTATTGGGTGTTTGTCGGTATCTTCTATTAACTGTTCCAATTGTTCCGGTATGAAAAATATGTCACTATCTATAGTGACCCACACGTCGTAATCGACTTCCCCATTAAATGGTTTTTGGTCAATACCTCTGAGCGTGTTAAGACCAAGAGTTTTCATTCTTGAAAATGGAACAAAGCTACTATAGTCATTTACCGTCATGACTTTGTAACCCTTTCCTTGTAGATATAAAAGTGCATTTGTCCAGTTTCGTAAAAATGCACCCGAAAATTGATTTCCTGGAAGAGCTATGATGATTGTCTTCATTTAAAGATGTATAGATGTACATCTTTAAACTCAGATAAAGTCAAGTACGTATCATTTAATAAGAAATATGCGTGTTAGACGTACTAGAAACCCAGATCCGGATTATGTTTTCGAAGAGTCAGATGATGAATTAGAAGACTACTATAAACCCGCACCCAAACCATATTTTGGTAATGGATTTAAAATCATCTTCGATAGCCGGGAAGAAAAACACAGATTCATGAAGAAGGTTGGTTCTAAATATCTGAGCAAACTTTAGTTATAATAACCAAGTAACTTTTCATAATATATATATTCTTTTGGGTAATCTTTTAGTTCGAAATTAAATGCTTTGCTGTTACACTTGACCGGTGTTCCCATTCGTATTTTTGGGTCCGGTTGTGCAAATTTAAGTTTACTATTTTTATATCCATCCCGCTTCATCCAAGTTTTAGTTGCATTTATAGCATTTTCTATATTTGATTTGGGTTTTAATCCTTTGTTTTTTATTAATTCCATTGTGCCTTGAAAGTCACTAATTAAATCTTCGTAACGGATAATTATGTGATTTTTAACCAACTTTGGTAAATCTTCAATCATCCATTTAATTTTTTCATGTCTAAGTTCAAATATATTATTGTACTTTAGACCTGTTTCTGGGTTAACTTCTTTATTTGTTAAAAATCCATCAATTGGTTTCATTTCCGAGTAAATGTAACAAGATGACTCAACTTTTCCATATAAAAATGATTCCGGTGATTCGGTCATTGAATCATATAAGCATCTCGGTTTTCTAAACAAAGATTTTAACCAGTCTATTGGATTTCTTACTATGCATATAAAAAGTGTATTATCTGTATCTGATAAATCCAAATTATTGCCAAACCAATGTTTGTGTCCGTATTTTCTAAATATTCTATCTGTGACACATTTTATTTCTGAAAACACATTTATTGCATCAAAATTTTGGTTTAAACTACAATCTAAAATGTTAGTGCCACTTGATCTTTCGCCGTAAATTTGATAATGTGTTATTGTCATTACTAACTAATATATGTTACACTTTAAACTGCTGTGTGAATCTCGGAGGTGGAAGTTTACAGTTCAATATTCTGTGTGAATGCAAGTAGAAGAGCTAACATTATAGAAAGTACTATTGGTGCTATGTCCCATGCGGGTTTACTCTTTCGCCCCCACGTCACGGTGAAAAATACACCTAGGAACACCGCAAATGATCTAAGTATAGCTTCGAGTGCGACGTTCATTTTTATTATAAATCCACATTTTATTTAACCTAAGTCGGATTAGATCTTGTAATAATTCACTTCAAAAAAAAGATGCCCTGCAACAACTGTAACTTGAACACTGCGATAGACAATGACTGTCTTCCATGCTTTACCAGATGTATCGTGGACGGAACCCAAACCGACACGATCATCAAATGCGTGAAAAAGAACAGACTGGAAATGTTTAAATGTGCGATGGAAAGTGAACATCTCATCAAACCAAGTGATTACGAAATTGCGACGCATGCTGTTCAACATAATGGTGAAGCATGGTATCCATACATTCTCAGAGCTGTTTCTGAATCTTCCAATCCGAGAAGAATTGCCCTCTTCAAACTCGCCATCAAGTCTGGTGACATTAATTTGTGTCCTCAAATGTATCCATACTTGAAGCCGAGAACTACCAACGATGCTACGCGCAAGGATATGGTCGATTTCATGGAATGTGCGGTGTTTAGCCTACGACTTGGTATGATTATGTGGGTTGAGCGAACGTTTAACCCCGGTAGTACTGTATGGCCGAGCGCGTGGATGAATAATGGTCGCAGATTGGTGGAGATGATCTTCAAGAATAAGAAATATTGCGCACGCTTTCACATGGTTATGGATACTTTCAGATATGTATTCGAGCGAATCGATGTGCACTGCTGGGACTCCGTGGCGAAACTCATTCTCAGCTACAACAACCCCGGCAACGCAAATACTTGGAGCTTGTTCAACCATTTCTGGTTTACCGGTGGTAGTGAAAATGTGTCAATTGGCTGGAAGAATTATTGCATTCGATACAATAAAATTATTGAAATACAGACGATTCATGCAGTTTGTCCCGAATGGCCGGCAGACTTTTTTGCGACGTGTGACTCAACTCCGGGTGCGAGACAGTGGGGTAGACGAAACCTGAAGGATTGGGCAGCGACACACGGTTTTGATGCTGAACGCATTCAAGAGAGAGCTGCTCAAGTTGAAGTCAACGAGGAACGAGTGACCAACCTCCACAAGGCTCTCACCATCATCGAAGACTGTGACCTCCCGGAAGGTAAATACTTAGAACTGTGCAACCTCCTCATGGATGTACACAAGCGGGGTGTAGTAGCATAGATATTCTATTTTTTTGTGAATATATAGTATAAATGTCTAACAAAAATCGATCATATCGTTTAAACAAAGGCAAAACATTAGTTATCAAGGATGATGATATTTTCAAAAATAAGGGTTACATGAAAGGGGTTATAACTGTAACCATTCATTCGAATTCAATAGTAAGTGAATTTCCTACACAAGAGATGGTTAATAGCCCCACACTTAAGAATGTTTACATACTAGGCAAGGTTCGTAAATTCCGGGGAGACCTTTTGAAAAAATTAAAATTAGAAAGATTGGATGCTATAGTTCATAAATTTAACACGAATATTGAACCCATCTCTAATATTTCGGATCCATTAGTTCTCAAACTGTTACGTATAGAGGCGCGAGATCCCGACTCGGTAGTCGTCTCTCACACGAACGGACAGCGGGCAAATCTTCTTAAAGATGTATCGAAAGCAAAGAATTTGGAAGAGTTGACGTTAGAAGGTTTACACATATCCAAATTTCCAGACGCGTTCTTCTTTCAATTTCCAAAATTAACACACTTGAATCTTCGGGATAATCGGATACGCGATCCAAACGAGCTGAAGGATATTGGTCAATTACAAAAACTCGAGATGTTGGATTTATCGTATAATAAATACCTGAAAAGATTACCGGATAGTATCACTAAATTGAAAAAATTGGAGTCATTAAAATTATTTGGTGTTCGGGAACTGGATTCTTTACCAAAAAATATAGGTAACATGAATGAGTTGGTCAATTTAGCAGTCAGTCATCAAAGAAAAATAAATATTCCCGAGAGTATATTGAAATTGCGTAATTACGCGCGGATAGAGTATAATAGTGATGGTTTAAATAATAACCTTAACGGAAAAATGAGCGTTAAAAACTATTATAATCGTTGGAAATATGTACCCCGTGTTCCAATCAGATATATAAATCAGGGAATACCAAATAACGGTGCGTCTAATTCTATTTCGTATGTAAACTTCAAACCTGGTAACACTGCCATGAGAATCAGAAATGCCAATCGTCCGGCGACATACATGACGGTAAATACATTTAAAAAATTAGCGAACGTGCGTACGAGACAGGGTGAAGAACACATATACAAACGTAGAAATGACATCAAAAATATTCACGACGTATACACTCTTAATGGAAACACAAATGTATTCATAAACCCAATGACGACGAAGATGGTTAAGAGAGGTGACATAGAATTCGTTAAATTCATTTAGAACCACCGCTGTGGTGTAGTACCATATATAAAATGTAAGATGATGTAGATATGTGTAACCAAACTAAAATATTTTTGTATTATAAATGAGTAGATCCTATGCTAACGCAGTCGGAGGAGTTCAGAAAAAAACATTCAGAGAGTTTGCTGATATGGTAGCCGCGAAGCCAAATCGATTGGTTATAAATGTGGAGCGTTTGAGAAAATGGTACGATTGGTATTCAAGATCTTCACTCACAAACAACAAAAAACACGCCATGATAAATCGGGCACTCAAAGAACAAGCACATATGAAATTGTTGCCGAGCATGATGAACCAGACAGATGCTGAATTTGTTACAAAAATTACAAATTATTATAGACCAGATAACGCTGATATACGTAAGATAAAGGGTATGCTTATTGGTGAGAGTCCCGGTACACGTTCGAAAATAGAAAATGTTATGCGTTCGAACGCGACAAACAAAGACGATAAAATATTTCTATTATTGAAATCAAGAAATATACGCGAACGCCTGTTAAATGGGAGTTCAACCGGACTCACGAATGACCAACTAAACCAAAAACTGCTTGAACAGGGTAGGCCACTCAAAAAGTATAAAAGAAATAGAGTTCATACACAAGTTCTTATACATGGTGGAAATGGTGGGAACGGGGGTAACCGTGGGATGAACGGTAAAGTTGGTAAACCCATAGGAGTTTCCATAGCTGGAACTGGTATGCATAATACGGTACCAAAGTATGTAAATAACAATTCTAAGAGAAGTGAACACAATGTTGTTCGTAAAATAAACATACGAGGTGGTATGGGTGGTAAAGGTGGTTCAGTTGGTATGGGTGGGGAAGGTGGAGAATCCGCTAACGTAAGACTTGCATAAGTCGGGTGTGACGGCTTAAACTTTTTTGTAATTCTACTGTAAACATGGCAATGAGAAAACCGGCAGGATGGCGAAAAATAGTTGGAGCTGGTAATCCAATGCCACTCTTTAAGAAAGTCATCGCAAAGATGGACACACAAGAAATCGCAAAACACAAAAAACTCTCAAAAGATTATGTTACTAGTTCCGAAAAATTATATAAAGCGTGGGAAAAGGCGCGCAAAGTGCCACTTGCCCAACAGAAGAAGTTGAAGGAACTCACCAAAGCTGCTGAGATGCTCGGACAACGAGCTGAAAAGGTACAGGATAGGTACGATGAATTTTACAAAAAGATGACGAAAAAATATACCTAAGTCGGGTTAAGCACTACAAAAAGTCACTTCAAAAAAAAATGCGCTGCCAATACTGCAAAACCTGCTTATCTGCTATCAAGGAGGGGCACCTCGAGTGTCTCAAGACCTTCAACTACAAGAAATCCAAGAATGCTATGGAAACCGCCGCTCGCCACAAACAGCGAGAAATCTACAACTTCCTCAAAGAAGCTGGCTGCCCCAGGTCCTTTGTGGGTGAAATCTATCCCTGTGCTCAAAATGGATGGAATAGCGAATTCTATTCCTTTTTCCGCGATATCGAAACTCTGGACCATGAGACCAGAATGAGCGTCATTCGTCATTTGGGTTATGCCTCCGTCAGGCATAATGACATCACTTTGTTGAGACAGGTGATCATGCATATCCCAACTTCTTTCATAATTGCTTTTGTCGATGTTGTAGACTTGAACAGTCTTTTTAAAGAGACCATCAAGTCTGAACACGTTCAAAAGATTGAGTTAATTTACAACGATTTTCGCCACAGATTCCGAGACTGGTATCCGAGACATTTTGAATATGCCATCTCTACCGGTAATATCAATACACTCAAGAAGGTTATTGAAATGTGGAAGGGTCGCTCCACTGGTTTGACGGGCGTTGAAAACACAGTTAAATTGGCTACTATCAAAAACAATAGACTTGATATGCTCAAAATGCTGGACAGAGAAATCAATGGGTATCCGGAAGACATGATGCACCAATTGCGACGCACGAGAGGTCACTCTACAGAAGCTCGTCGGCAAATGACTGCATATGTTTGGGAAGAGATACGCTGTGCAGAACGCCGGGGCACCACGACAATCGCTGAACGTGCGCGTGAGCGCGAGAGAATTGAACAGCGTCAAGCCACTGCCGTGCCCGTAGCTCCAGTTGAAGAAAGGGTGACCAACCTTCATAAGGCCCTCGCTGTGATTGAAGACTGTGGCCTTCCGGAAGGGAAATACTTAGAATTGTGCAATCTCCTCATGGATATTCACCGGCGGGGTGTGAGAGCTTAGAAAATAGTATACATACTATAATAAGATGAGTATTCATGGGTACGTTAAAAAAAGACTCACTTTACAAGAACGCTTTAAATTATGGTTACTCAATAAGAAGAGTAAAATATACACAAAGAGGATGGATCGATATTTGGTAAAAGCATTCAAAGCGAATTTAAACGCGTGTAAATATGAAGAGTTTCTTAAAATATCAGACGAGAAACATAGTGATTTTATTAAAAGTTTAAATACAAAGTATGCATAATACTTATTATCTCCGTGTATTATAATGGTAAACCTAAGCGCTCTACCTAGAAGCGAACTACTCAAATCCGTTCGTCTAGCTAGAGAAGAACGAAATTTACCACGAGACCCAAAAATTGTTACACTCACAGACGAACAATTGAGAAACAAACTCCTCGTTTTGAGTGAATCTAACACGCCAAGTGTGTCCAAAAATGTAAAATTTATAAACTCTAATTTCACAGAGGTAAACAAAAACAATATACAGAGATCTAAGAGAGTGTATATAGTTGATGAAGCGCTACAGACAAACGGTGTTGTAAAACGTGTATATAACAAGGATGGTATTATAAAATGGTTGAATTCTAAGGGTGGAAAGACGGCAAAATCACCTTTTACACGTGTAAATTTTTCAAGAAGTAGTATAGTTAATATAGATATTTAGTTTAATTCCATGTATAATATTATTCTGTCTTCTTCTGATAGATTTTCGGCCCAGTGTGGCTCTCGTGCGTCAAGTATGATATGTTTCCCATTTTCCTCTATAGTGTCACCACTCTTTGAGTGATGTAAAATACAATATCCGTATGGTACGATTAATCCTAAATGATACGTAAATTTGTAGTTAGGTCCAACATAGTCAGTGTGTGATTTTAGTTTTACACCTCCCTTCATCAATGAAAATCCGGCGACATTGATACCCTTTATTGATGAAAGAAGCTTACATGTATCTGGACACATTTCGCAGTTACCAATCACTGGTTTACCATCCCATATGAGTGGCCAACTGATCCAGTCTTCGGCGACATGGTCCTGTCCACCTTTCAGCCATCCGTGTTTACCAGATGTGTATAATTCTACTACATTTTTGAGGTGTTCCGATCCTACCCATTCACCCTCTTTGCGAGGTGTTTCTGATATGAATGTTTTAGGGAGCGAAGAGACCTCGTCTCGTATCAATGTGTAGTGATCTTTCAGTTCTTTAAGAAGCATCTTACGACACACTCGGTTTATTTTTTTATACTGTTACATCAAATGTATTCTCTTTTGTGTAAACCTATAATTCTTCCACCTCCATCACCACAGGCATCGGGAGTTATGATGATGGGAGTGAAAACGTGTAGAATAGTTGTAATAAGACCCACACAGAAAGAAAACGTGTATGAAATGGAGGTCATCGAAGATGCCCCTCCCTTAACTGTAGATTAACTAAAGAAATGATCCGTGTATGGTATAAGTATGGAAGATGATCTCAAGAATGTGATGCGAATCATAGACAAACACTCGGATAAGATGCCCGATGGCGATTATCTTGAGTTATGTAACACCATGCGTGATATTTATAAGTCTGAAACAGAAAATACAACAGAAACTATTTCGGCTCGGAGTCTTTTTCCAGAAGGTATGATTTTAGAACATCTAGGTATAGACGATGAAGCGCGTTTGCATTTCCATACTGCTTATGAAAATAGAATGAGATATACGGATATACATATTAAGGAGAATGAGATTAAAATGCTTGATAAGGCTATAAAGAATGTTAAAATGTTACGTAGAGTCACACCTAATGTAGTTAGTGAAGCACTCAAACACCATTATGAAACACATTTCATATACTTAGATGATTATACGGCCGAGACATTCGAAGCTATGGTAGGTTCAAAAAGTGAACTCATGACTATATGTAAAGCATACATGGAGGTTGAAAACATGTTTAGATCATTGTTTATACGTAACCTAAACATGAGATGTGTTAAAATAGCCGAGGAAATCGAAATGGTTAGACAGGGATTCATTTGAAAAAAAAATATTTTTTTTTAAACTTTCTTTTGAAAGAAAAAAGTGTAGAAAATAAAAAAAAGTTTTTTGTAATTAAATTTTCAGTTTAGACAAATTATTTGCCAACTCATTTTCGTTGTATACCTTTGGTTTCTTTTTAGATGTCTCACTCGGTGTTCGTTTTCTCTTTTTGGTTGATTCGAGTTTTCGTTTCTTGGAATTATTCTTATTCGTATCTCCAGTTGGTGGTGTGTATCTCTTTTTTGATTTTCTTTCAGTTTCACGTTTAACACTCTCCAGTTTACGCTTTTGTGCAGACGTTCTTTGTGCGGGTATGGTTGATGTTGCGCGGATTTGGTTAGCTGGAACACCCTTTACACCTCTACATGAAGCTATTATGTATAACGCTTCTTCTGGCGATTCATTAAGAAACGTGGATAGCTTTTTTCTTGGCGACATGGTCGGAGATGTACCTTTCATGTGCGTGTTTTTCTCTACGTGTATTCGTTTATCTAGACCCATCTCAAATTTCTTGTATGGTAATTTCTGTATGCCAGTCCAGAAATGTGGATCATGGAATTTAAGCAGTGTATCCGGAAACTGTGATCCATAATCTAACACAGTGAATTGCTTTGGTAGAGTCGAAAGGAAATTTGACAGTTTTTGCCTGGATGAGAATCTTTTAGCAAGTTCTTGAGCCGCATCATAACTCAATTGTTCACCTATGTTAACTGGTAATATGAGTGTTTTATTTCTCGGTACACTCGTGATAACTTGCGAACTCTTTGAGTAATCTTGTCCATGTGCTAGTACAAAGTATACGGGTACTTTACCCTGTATAGCCTTTTCCAATATGGACATCTTACTATGTACACACAAATTATTCTACACAGGCCAGTGTGGTACGTGTATGTGTTCAGTATTAGATACTTTCGCGTGTAACCTAGGTAAAACACACCCAAATACCAAACCCGAAAATGCTACTATCAATCTTTTCATTTATGTTTATCGATTAAAAAAATATAGCATAAATGTAAGATGTCCATGGACGAAGCTGGGTGTATCGAAAATCCAAACGACCCAAAATGTTCATGTTACAATGTGATATTCGAAGATTGTGACGCTAAACCAAATCTACCTGGGTGCAAAGAAGGTAAAGAGTGGGAAAAAACAATATTAGATTCTATACCAGATCATCCAAAGTTTGGTACACAGAAAGCTCTTGCGGCGAGAGAAATAGCATTGAGATATCACTGTGGTTCCGATGTCTGTGGTGATGACAAATATAAACCACCTGAGTATGATGACTATGTTAAACTTGGTAGATGCGACTTCAAACTTGATTTGTGTGCATCCGATGTACAAGTTGGTGAATCTATAAACAGTAAATATTTCAGAGATTGTACCATAAACAATATAAAATTCACAGATCTTGATTCAGCCTATGCACAAGATCAAAGTGTTCAGGCTATTCTTGGTATGAGAACGTCTGAAAATGCAAGTCTCATAGCCGCCGAAAATAAAAAGTATAAATTGAAGCTGAGAGCTAAAGATAGGCGTAAAAAGGCGCAAGAGCTCGCTGATAAGATGGCGGGACACGACGAAAAATTGAAAAGAATAGAAGAAATAGGTATAGCACAACAAGAACAAGCCGATAAAAAAAGAAATCTTATGTTACTCGGTGCAGGTGCAGGTATACTTTTGGTAGTTGGAATTTTAAATGTTTAGTATTTATAGGATGTCATCAGCGGTTAACGAGGCGTTTTGTGCGAATGATGAAAATAAAATGGATGAGAGGTGCTCATGTTATAACGTGATAGAACGTGATTGCGAGGAGGAACCAACTCTACCAGGATGTGTCGAATCTCTTAAGTATGTAGAAGATACACTTGCAAATGTACCCGACACTGTGGGACCACACAAAGCTGTTGCTCGTTTAGAACTTATGCGCAGATTGTATTGTCCAGGTAAAGTTTGTGTCGGTCAGAATAAGTACAAACCCCCTATAATGGACGATTTGAGAAAAACATCCCCATGTGGGTTTAATCTAAACATATGTTTACAGAATACAGAAGTAGATACCGCTGTAGATACAGAGGTATTTAGTAAGTGTGAAATAAATGAAAATTTTATGGGTACTGATCCATGGGAACTCGATTTTGAAGATGATGAATCGGGAGACATAGAGAGGCTCAAACAAGAACACCAAGACAAAGTTGCTCTAAGAAAATTGGAATTAGAGGAAAGTAGAAAACAAAGAGAAGCTAATAGAGAATCTGAAAATATGTATATTTATGCATCTATCGTCGCATTCGCACTAATTGTAATATATTTGATGTTTAAAGAATGATTGTCTGTGTTACAAATAGGGAATAAATAATGGTACGATTATTATAAATGAGCGCCCCACTCTTTGGATATACACCGTTTATTTATAATAATCATAAAAAGAAGCAGTGTCCTATTTCTAGACACAAAAATAAAACGATTTCACCGAGGACTAAATTTTCAACGTCGTTTTCACCTAATACCAAATTAAAACTCAGAGATGGTAGAGTTATAGCTATCAAAGATTTAACACTCGGTGATGTACTCGAAGACGGTGAAATAGTGAACGTAATACTTAAAGTTAGAAATGTTGATAGAGTCCCATTTTATAGAATATTCAATAGTCAATTAAATGAATATATTTATGTTACTGGGTGTCATTATATATTGGAAATGGGTAAATTTATACGTGTTAGGGATTCACAATTATCAGAAAAAACTGAAGTTGTGGAAGATATGTTTGTGTGTTTGATAACAAGCACTCATAAAATCCCCATAGGTGAACACACCTTTTGGGATTGGTCAGATTTCTGTGAATCGTGTAATGAAGCTGAAATAGCACAGGAATTCTTTTTACGCGACAGATTTAATCAACTTTAATTTATTTATATTATATATATGGCTATCAGTTCTTCACCTAGTATGAGTCAGGTTGCGGCCGAGTTTGGTGGTTCAGCTCCACACTCTCTAACTGAATACTACGGAGTTCGTTTCAGTGATGGTAGCTATGCTCCATCTACTGGTACTATATCTCTTAATAATTTTAGAAGTAAATCCAAATATGTTCCGCCTCCTCCACCTCCTCCCCCATATTATGGTGGTTGCTTCTCACAAGATACACCTATAAAACTTCAAAGTGGTGAGATTATACCCGTGAGTGATATCAAACTGGGTGATTTCCTTATTAGCGGTGCGTGTGTGAATGTTTTGTTAAATATCAAGAATGTTTCACATGGTAAATATATGAAAATATTCAGTGAGGAACTCGGTGAATATATATACGTCACAGGAGATCACCTAATAAATGATAATAACAATTTTATAAGAGTTTCTGAATATTATAAATCGGAAACGACTGATATTATACCTGATAATTTTGTGTGTCTGATAACTGATGACCATAAAATACCGTTAGGAGAACACACTTTCTGGGATTGGGCGGATAGGTGTGATCCATGTGATGCTAAAACTGTAGATTAAAAATATGAATATAACAATAATGGATAACAGTCAATACAAAATTCCAGTCATCAATTTTAATGTAATCACACAAGAAGAATGCGATTACATAAAAAATAAATCAGAACCACTCTTATTACGGAATGAACGTGTATCTAAATTTGAAAGTGCGAGACTTTCACACAGCGAAGATTCTATTTTGAAAAATGTGATATCAAGGATTACTACAGCAGAACTTAGTAAATGCGAAGAACTTGAGGTATTAAGATTTAAGGAGGGTGATTTTATTAAACCTATGTGTTACGGATTTACTACTAAAGTAATTAAGACTTATTACATTCCATTAGTTGAAGATACAGATTATGAAGGGGGTGAATTATTATTTGAATATTTAAATCGTATGTATAAATTACCAATTGGTTCTGTTATAAGCTTTGATATATTAAACGAAGATGGCAGTGTACCAATTGAGTCTGAATATTCACACGAACAGGTAAAGAGTGGTGAAAAGTGGTTTTGTAAACTGTGTATAAGAGAAAATGAGATAACGAGTGAAGATGAAAATATTGATTTTGATACATTTAATTTTTCACAAATGACCCTAGATGATATAGACGAAATAAAAAGAATTGAATTGTCGGTGTATTCTGCGAGTAGCGATGTACCGGGAAGAAAATTTACAGAAAAACTTGTAAATGAATGCCCAGATTTAACATTAGTCGTTCGATATAAAGGAAAAATATTTGGTGCCATGTACGGTGGACTTATAAATGGTATACATATTACCAATGAAATAATGAACACGGGGTTTTATCCGGATGGCGACACTTTAATGGTTTTTTCTATATGTGTACCAATTGAAATCCAGGGACTTGGTTTTGGAAGAAAATTAGGTGATTATTATTATAATCAGTGGATATTAAACGGTAAAAATGGTGTAAGTAGACCTATAAAATATTTTTCAACCGTTGTGCAAGAACATCACATAGAATGGACGGAGAGTCTAGGTTTTGAAAATATGGGTAAATTGGATATAGATTTTAGTGAACCTGTGTATAACATGGTTAAGAAAATTTAGATTACAAAAAAAATGTGCGTTGATATAAATGAAGTCTGCCGGTCTGAAAATAGGCGTCATTTTAGTCATCTTGGTTGGGATGGCGTTTGCAGCTATGCAAATCATGGCTCAAATGGAAAATGATGAGTCTAAATTTCAGGTCGCAATAGATGAAGCTACCAAGCAAGCTATGGAAAAAGGCGAATTTCAATTCCCAGAAGAAATAATACCTATAGAATCCAAAGACTGTGAAGGTACTCAATGGATTAAACAGCAGGAGTGTTCACTCAATGGAAAGCCCATGGATGGAACCGAAGGTAGCTGTGGACCCGGTAAAGAGATTTGGATTTTAGATCCAAATCACAAAGATTTTAAACCGGCTACGGGTGACGGTAAATGCGAACCACAGGAAAAGGATTGTAGTATCTTGTGTCCAGAACCTTGTGAGGGTGACACGTGGAAAGACACGGGTAAGTGTGTGCGCAAAGAATATGATACGAAGGGTAATGTGAAAGAGATTGTACTAGATGGAACGAAGGGTAAGTGTGGTGACGGTATAACAGAGCTTAATCTCGACACAACGGCACCAGATTATAAACCAGCTGTCGGAAGTGGTTCTTGCCCCATGACAAAAGGTGGGTATTGTAACGTCCCATGTCCAAAACCAGAACCACCGAAATGTAACAGTTATACAGGTTGGGTTGAAAATGTCGGTCTAGGATGTGTGAGAAGTGAAGATGATCAAAGAAAAGTTAGATGTGGACAAAAGGGTGTAAAGATGTTTTATAACATAGCTACAGATGCTAAAAATTGCCCAGAACTTGTAAAATGGGAAAAATGCACAGGCAAACCATGTCCAATAAACTGCGAAGGTACCTGGTCCAAATGGAGTGCTCCAAAGTCCGATGAACCATGTGGTGTACAACCATATAAAGAACGTATATTCTCTATTACGACCAAAGCTCAACACGGTGGATACGATTGTGATTACCCACACGGTGACAAGGAAAGGCGCAATTCCGGTTCACCCAAAGAGTGTTGCGTAGAGGGTGGTGATTGGGCTATGACTCCAAATTCTTGCAATTCAAAGGGTCTTGCCATATACACACAGTCATTCACAGAAGGTAAACCAGGTGGATGCCCAGACAGCGCAAAATCTAAAAAAATGGCGTGTTGTTATCAAAAAGGTGATTGGGCGGATACTACCACGTGTAATTCTATAGGTAGAAAAACGCAACAACAAACAGTGGCTGGAAACTGTCCATCAAGTGTTAAAACCCGTAAAGTTGATTGTGAATACATTGGTGCATGGTCCAAGACTGGTGGATGTGGTTCCGATGGTAAACAATGGTACACCCGAACCACTGTGAATAGTGATGCCGATACTCGTAAATCAGAAAACTGCTGTTATAAAAGTGCCTGGAATCCATGGAGTGCATGGAGTACATGTGATGGGTCGAGTCGTTCTAGAAGTAGAACTAGAGCTATAAAGAATTGTCCATCTAATACCCCTAGCAGTGAGTCCGAATCCCAAAACTGTAACCATTGTGTTGGAAGTTGGACTAAATCGGGTGGTGAGTATAAAATAAATGGTGCGTGTGGTGGCTGTACGCGAAGAGTAAGTACTAAACAAAACTGGAAGTATATCGTTACCAAAAATAAAAAAGCTGGTGGTCAAGATTGTGAGGCGAGTCATAATGATACTAAAACGACTCACGTATCTTCTAGAAGCTATAAATGTTGTCATTAAAAAAAAGTATAAATATACCAGTATGGAGTGGGTTTTATTACTCTTCATCATTGTCATTTTTATTTTATGGTCAGGAAGAGAACCCCAAGTAAAAATTCAGGAGTTTCATTTTTCGAATTTATGTGCGCGTGTGCATGAAACTGCACCTAGGATTATTCCAATGAGGGAATACATGGGTACATTTAGAGACATACGAAAGAATAAAAATGATTATATTTTCTTACAATGTAAAATGGTATTTGATCCATATCTTTATAAAAAGTATGGTTCACAGGTTCAGAAGATACGCGATAAATATAAAATTCCACAAAGAGATGGCGAAGATATTATATTAAGGATGGCGTCTACACCACATAGAATTTTAGCGCACTTCGATTGCACTCCTAGATACGTGATGATGCTCAGAGGTGAGAAAGAAGTCTTGTTATTCAAATCCGATGGAGATGAAGTCCAGTTTTTAAAAGATGTGCAACATGAAAATATGTTGGGTCTAGTGCGTGTACTCGAAACACGTGGCATCCCACATAAAAAATTCACGCTGAAGGAGGGTGAATGCTTCTTCCTCGAACCAGGTATGTATCACTACATCGAAAATAACACAAAAAATGATCACACGATTCTTGTGAACATAGACTATCCACACTTACAAGATGCGACACTTCAAAAAAAATGGCTATCCATGTGGCAAGACGGTGTTTGGATGCCGTAATATTATCCGACCCCCGTTTGAAGAGCAACATAACCCCATTACGTTCCCACCCAGTGTCTACCGTATATTCGTGGACGTGGAATGATACTGCGACACGTTTATATGGTTTACGGGGTGATTCGATAGGTTTCCTTACGACTGAGGTCCCCCGCTGTGACGTTTCGACCGACACGCATGGCTACGAGTACATAGTTAGTGACAGCCCTACATTCCGTGCGCTTTGCGAGGTGCGTCGTGAACACGGTAACCGTGTTTAGACATGGGGTGTGATGATTCTCAAATAATTTTCTAAAAAACTTTTTTTATTTTCAAAACTTTTTTTAGAAAAAAGAAAGTGTAAAAAATATTTTTTTTATTTTTACAAATCTCTAGAAAAATCCTCGACGATTGTGATTTTGCGTCGGTATGGCCCCGCACGGCTATACACGAAATGAGACTAAAGATTACGTGTGTTTTTATGGTATGTATGCGAACACTTCGGTATATATGATAAAGTGTAGAGACCCGAGCGTGAGTGATGTATAC